ATTTTTGGGGTGATGCAACATGGCCTAAAGGGCATAGATTTGCAGGCGAACCAATACGTTTACGAGACGATCAAGTTGAGGTTGTTAATATATTCTTAAAAAATCCACAGTGTATGCAGGAGATTGCCACAGGATTTGGTAAAACTATTACCACTGCAACTCTAAGTAAAATCTGTGAAAAATATGGTCGATCAATAACCATCGTTCCAAACAAAGATCTTGTCACTCAAACTGAAGAAGATTTCATTAACTGCGGATTAGACGTAGGTGTCTATTACGGAGACAGAAAAGATCTAGGAAGAACCCACACAATTTGTACTTGGCAAAGTTTGAATATTTTAGACAAAAAATCACTCAATGCTGGTGATGAAGAAGAACTACTAACCTTGGCAGAAATGTTAGAAGGTGTACAGACTGTAATGGTTGACGAGGTCCATATGGCCAAAGCCGATGTACTTAAAAAATTATTAACACATAATCTAGCCAATGCTCCTATTCGTTGGGGGTTGACTGGAACTATACCTAAAGCAGACCACGAATATCAAGCTCTACGTGCCAGCTTAGGGGATGTTGTTAATCGTATTAAGACACACGAATTACAAGAAGCAGGTGTGTTGAGTAACTGTCAGGTAAAGATTGTACAGACAGCAGAGTGGAAAGAATTTGGTAGTTACGCTGAAGAATTAAAGTACTTGGTTACAGATGAAGATCGTATAGGCTATATTGGTAATATGATTAAAAACATCGGCGAAAGCGGTAATACATTAGTTTTGGTAAACAGAATTGATAGTGGAAAAATGTTAATTGAGCTTATACCAGACTCAGTGTTTATCAGCGGAGAAGTAAAAGGATCAAAACGTAAAGAGGAGTACAAAGAACATGCAACTAGCGATAAAAGAATTACTATCGCGACCTACGGTGTCGCGGCTGTTGGTATTAATATTCCTAGGATCTTTAACATGGTATTGCTGGAGCCTGGCAAATCGTTTGTTAGAGTTATTCAAAGTATAGGTCGTGGTGTAAGAAAAGCAGATGACAAAGATTTTGTGCAAATTTGGGATATAACAGCAAGTACCAAATATGCCAAGCGTCATTTAACCGAAAGAAAAAGATTTTACAAAGAAGCAAAATTCCCATATAATATAGAAAAAGTAAAATATCAATAATGCAAATACTAACACTTGAAAACAAAATATTTCATCTTAATGAACTTCCAGATGAAATTGACGAAGACTTACGATTTAGCGTATTAGACAACAGTGATAACTCTAATCCTGATCATTTTTTTATTCCGTTAATCTTTTTAGAAAGTTTCACAGGACCAGCAGTAGTCTTAAAAATTGGAGAACACGAGTTAACCATGCCATTAGATTGGTGTACCATAGTTGGAGATCCACAAGGTCCAGAGATGGAGGTATTGCCTCTAACCAGCTTAAATGATAGAGGATTCAGGACGTTCTGTTTTAATCCACTAAGTGATTTTAGACCAGAATTTCTTGACATCGATATTATAGATGTATATCAAGATGTTAAATGGTATTTTCCAAAGATGCGTCCAGGTCAGTTATTATGCACTCCGTTAACCAATAAAGAAAAACCAACCTGTGCTTATTTTGTTAAAGAAGTAAGTCGTCAAAGTGAGATTGTTGATTATACTAAATGCTGGTAAAAACTATGCCGTTGATTAAAACAACTAAAGAACTGGTGCTATTTTATTATGTAGACGGTACACAGGGCGGTTGGATTAAAACTAAAGGAGAACTAGGAGAAATCTATGGGCATTCCAATAGAACGCAATGGACTCCTAATTCAAAACATCCAGACCCAATACAGTATACTGAAATATTAGAAATGGCTAGTTATGTTCCTATGTTATCTAAACAATTAGAACAATTAATGTTATTATATAACTTAAACAAAGAAGATTATCATGGCAACGGCGAAACCTAAAAAACCCCCAGTTCTAGATATTAAGAGAGCATTAAAAGCAGTAGATGAAAAAAATTATTATTTTTACGATAATCTCAAGGATGAAGAAAAGAAAGCATTTAGTCCATATATATTAATGCGGTATACCAGTAATGCACAAGGAGATAAAGATATACAGGAATGGTTTGTGGAAACAACAAACGAAATGGTTAATAAAAATCATTGGGCACTATCAAAAAATCACAAAGAATTATTATGGAAACTTTTTGCCGCAACCGGGGCAGGTGTTCCAACATATCATCCTTATCTAGCCGCAGGTAAAAAAGAAAAAGCCAATAAAATTGAAAAACTATTATGTGAATTATACCCTGCTATGAAGATGGGCGAGATTAAAATGATGGCGGCAATGATGGATAAAAAAGACATAGAAGATTTGTTTGACAAGATGGGCTTTGATAAAAAACAACGCAAGGAATACGAGTGATTCTAGATCAACCTTACACCTGTGTGCATTGTGATAAGAGTTTTATGAAAGAAAAAACTCTTGTGGCTCATATGTGTGAAAGAAAACGTCGAGCATTACAGGAAAAAGAAAAACGTGTGCAGGCGGGGTTTATGGCCTTTAATCGATTTTGGCAACTGGCACAAGGCGGTAAAAAGAATAAAACATATAAGGAGTTTTGCGAAACAAGTTATTATAATGCGTTTGTGAAATTTGGCAGTTTCTTAAATAATGTCAATCCTCTTTATCCAGAAAAGTTTGTAGACTATGTGATTAAAAGTGGAGTTAAATTAGATCATTGGTGTAGAGATGAACTGTATGAAAAATATCTATACGAGATGATTAAAGTAGAGCCAGTCGAAAGTGCTGTACAACGCAGTATTGCTACCATGATGGAATGGGCAGATGAGCAAAGTGCAGAATTTGCACATTACTTTCTTTATGTCAGTCTTAATCGTGCTGTACATGATATATTAAATGGTCGTGTAAGTCCTTGGATCATCCTTAACAGTGTGTCAGGATATGCTATGGTTAATAACATGAATGACGAACAATTGAATATGATCGGACCATCATTTGATGTACAGTACTGGAGCCGTAGATTCAAAGAAGTTCCAGCAGATGTAGCATTAGTCAAAGAAATCTGTGCCGAAGTGGGGATAAAATAATGCCAGACATCGATATAGATTTTGCCGATCGGAATAAAGTCCTAGACATAATACCTCATATAACAGCCACACTTGATGGAGAAAAGAAACATAACACAGGTGTATATTGTCATGAGATTCCTCTTAATCCACTAACGGGGCTAGCCAGCATTGATTATAAGACAGCCGAGGAAAGAGGATATTTTAAGATAGATTTCCTTAATGTAAGTGCCTATGAGGGTGTAAAGAATGAACTACATCTTGAGCAGTTATTGGCCGCAGAACCTCTGTGGGAACTACTAGAACAAAAAGAATTCTGTGATATGATATTCCATGTCAACGGATATCACGATCTAGTAGCTAGACTTAAACCGCGTAGCATTGAACAATTAGCGATGTTCCTTGCCCTGTTGAGACCTGGTAAAAAACATCTTATTCTAATATGCGAGGAAAAAGGATTTCAATCGATCGCCGATGAGATTTGGACTAAAAATGAAGATGCGTATACTTTCAAAAAAGCTCACGCAATTTCGTATGCTCATGCTATTGTGGTACAGATGAATTGTATTTGTGCGGGATTTACTCAGTAACACGTTTAGGTGTTCGGACTAACTGTATTGATTTACGTTTGATACGTTTTTCTGCTATTTCGCTAAGATTAACACTGGGTCCAAATATTAATTCAACATCTTTACTATTAAATGTTTTAATCAATGGTCTAAACACCTGCATTTCTCTTTTTAGAAATATGTTGATTGGAATTTTACGATTACTTTCCCACCACCAAACTTCTCCCATTTCTAAAAACGATGCTCTATCAGCGTCTGCTTTTATCATAGATATATCATAGATACTAACTACATAGATGTCAAAGTTAATAATAATTCCCACGTATTCTATATCGTTTGATTTAACACAGGATATAAAAGGATAGTTTTCTTGAAAGGATTTTGAATAGCTCATTGATCTCAATAAATATATATATGCAAAGTTTACCAGTTTATTTATATCCAAATTCCCTTGACGTTATACTGGATTTGGATCCGGAAGTTAGGGGAGTCAATCAAATTATGTATCAACGCGATCTAAAAATACAAAAAGGCATCAAAAATAAAATACGCATTCA